CGTACCGCGAATGTCAATGGAAGTCGTGGCAGTCGAGTCATCCCTGATAGACGCATCAGCAACGCCGCCAGTCTTGCCGCCGATCACTTGGCCGTTGAACGCGATTCCGACCTTGAACTGGAAGCCGAACGGATTGCCGATAACCATCCCTACGCCTGAATCAGCATCACCGTTTGCGACTAGCCAAGTGCCAATGGTGTTCGAGTAGCCAGTGCTGTTGTAGCTCCCGGCCACCCCGCTGTAGTTCTGCGTCGCAAGCTCAATCGCTGTAGCGCGTCCGGTGGAAACATCTCGGCGACCAGCGCCGACGATGCCGATGCCTGTGCCAGCCCCGCTCCCGCTGAATCTGCCGATGCCATACACACCAACGGCATCGCCCTTGCCAGTGCCGGAACTGTTGTAGTTGCTAGTTGCCGCGCCGTAGACACCGACTGGTTGCGCTTCGCAAGTAGCCGTGCCCTTGCCGATGCCTTGGATAGCGGCCATCTGCTCGCCGCCATCACCGCCACCGAACGAGGAGAAGGCAACCTGAATCGTTCGCGCGATCTTGACGCCTGGGTTCAGCGTCGTGTCAGGAGATGCCGAGGTTCCGATGCGCGCGTAGATGACCTGTCCGGTGGTCGGGGTTCCCGTCCCACTGAACATGTTGAGGTTGTCGCCATTCCTGAGATCAAGGGCGTATGCCCCGATCCTTGCGGTGAGCGCAGCCCTCGCGGTGTCGTAATTCCCCGAGGTCGTGTAATCGGCATCGCTGACCGAATCGCGCAGCTTCGCCTGCACCGTCCTGCTCTGCGCACCACTACCGAGCGGATTGAACGAAACAAGCGAAGCGTCCAGGCCGACAATCTCGCTTGCAGACACCGCAGGCTCGGCCGCCGCAGCGAAGCCGAACGCCTGCACTGTGACGTTGTTTGTTCCGGTCGCCGGAGCCGTCGTGAACGTGAGAGTCGACCCGGTCACGTTGTAGTCGACGCCGGGCTTCTGCTTCACCCCGTCGATGTCGACGATGACTGCGTGCGTCGTCACCGCTTGCACAAGGACAAAGTCGACGGTTGCGCCGTCGCCGCTGAAGAACTGAGTCGTGGGGATGAACGAGACTGTCTGGTCTGAGACGTCGCCAACGATGATCGCGCCATCGGCGTCGAACATGAGAACGCCGTTCGCGCGATCCGCCCCGGAAGGAAGCTCGCCGAGGCCCACGATGTCGTCATCGGACAGGTGTATCGAGCGAGCGATGGCCGCGGCATTCTGCTGCGCGATCATCGTGACGCGATCGAGCGCGGCCTCGGCTACCTCGGCGTCACTCGGGTCGTTCTGTACGAAGTCTGACTCCTGAGTGATGTCGACGTTGCGAACGATAACCAGCGTGTAGCCAGTCGCCACCGGGCCGTACAGCCCGGCGGTGCTGATCGTGCCTGTTGCGGCGCTCGAGCCGCCACCGCTCACCGTGTAGTCTGAGCCTTCGACGAGCGTCAACGACTCGCCGGTTGTGTCGTTGACGACGTAGACGTCCAGGTTGTCGGATTCGAAGAACGCGACAGGCGACGTGCCGAAGCTCTCCGTGGCGTCATCGCCAGCGAAGGTCTTACGGTTGAGGGAGGAAGCGACGGTCATGTATTACTCTCTTTCCAGTCTATCATTCGGAGGCAATAGCCTTTCGGCTCAACCCCTTGGCGTGTTGGTTGCTTCGAAGGTGCCGGGCGGTCGGTTGGACTTCTGCTCGACCTTCTGCGTGTCCTTGATGATGTGCTCGAGCAACTTCTCACGCAGCTTCTCGCGCTCAACCGCGTCCGCCGGCAGCGCGGCATACATGCCCTGCTTGCGGGTGCCCTCGAGCACGCGCTTGTAAACCTCTGCCTTGGCGAAGTCGGGAATCTGGTCCCAATCGGGTGAGTTCACGATCGGTCCCATGATCTCCATCGCGTTCTTGCCGGAGACTTCACGGAAGATGTCGCGCTGCTCCTCTTGGAGAGCGACGCGCTTGTCTTTCGCGTTGAACGGCCCTTTCTCTTGGGCGAAGCGCGGCGCGTCCGCAATGGCAATCGCGAGGCGCGAAGCCTCAGTGCGTACCTTGTCCTTGCTCACTTCGCTCACCGCCACCGGCATGACGGCGAACCAGCGGCCGTTCTCCTGCGGCTCGCCCCACACGTCGCGCTTGGGCAAGAGCTTCTCGCGCAGGAACGGGATCTGGCTCTGGATGGCGTCGAAGATCCCGTTCACCTCGCGCTTGTGCGGGTCGATCGCCGCGGCCGTCTGCCCGATCGCCTTCGGCACGAGCGAGGTTGCGTACTGCTCCATGAAGTTCTCGCCGTAGCGACCCGGGTCCGTGATCGCCTGGATGGCATTCGACAAGCCTGAGAGATACGTCGTGGAGACGGTCGCGTTGCCGAACATGAGCACCAGCATGGTCGCGATCTTCGCCTTGTCGTCGCCGTCCTTGGTGTTTCTCTCAAGCTCGATCAGGTCCGCGGCAATGCCGAGCACCTTCGCCACCGGCTCGATCCTCTGGTAGCTGTAATACTTGTCGCCGATCTTGACGGAGTAGGGCTGCCACCCGGCCGCGGACTTCGTGCGGCGCTCCTCTTTGTCGAACATCCCGCCGCCGGTGAGGCGATCGTCTGAGGCGAACGTGTACGCGGTGGCGGCAAGGCCGGTGCCAATCAGCACGCGCGCAACGGCCTTCGCCTGCGCTTCGCCGCCGGCCTTCAGGTCCGTACGCCACTTGGCCGAGAGGAGGTTCAGGAGCGGCGTGTGCTGCACGGCCCAGGAGAGGAGGTTCGCCGGGGTGCGTACGAAGGGGATGACGAAACTGAGCGGGCTGCCCTGGAGAGCGCGCTGCGCGATCTCCATGCGCGGCCCGAGACGCTGCGCGAACACGGACTCCGCGCCGACGTCTTGAATCTTTTTCATAATCGCGGCTGCGTCCTTTGCCTCGAGGCCGAAGTCGGGGCGCGCAGTGTAGAGCGTCACGCGCTCGCGGCCTTCCGCCGTCTCGGGGTGCAGCCCTTCCTTCACGACGCGGTCGATCGCCTCGATGTAGGCTTGCCCGCGCTCGGCGAGCGTGCGGAACATGACGTCCTCGACCTGGAGCGCTTTGAACGGCAGCCGGATGACTTCGCCAGCCTTGCCGGGGATCGCTTCGCGGAACTGGTCGGCCTTCTCGACGTGCGAGCCTTTCATCTTCCAGACTTCGGAAGCGGCGAGAAGCGCTTCCTTGGCGCCGAGCTTGATGCCGTAGTACGGGGCGAAGGCACGAGCCTTCCACTGCGAGAGCGTGAGAGGATCGCCGTGCGCAGCCTTGTCGAGCGCGAGGAGCGACGCCGAGACGACGCTCTCGGGGATCTCGACGAACAGCTTCGTCAGGTTGCCCAGGATGTTTGCCATGTGCGTCTGCGGCCCGGAGAGGATGGCGGCGCGCCATCCTTCGATCACTTGCTCGAGCGTAGACGCCTTCTCGTACTGGCGAGCGAACTCGGTCATCTGTGCCGGGTCTTTGAAGTCGGCGACCATGCGCGCGAGATCCTGCAACTTGCCTTTGCGCTCGGCGAGCTTGAGCAGCCCCTCGGCTTCCCCAAGGAACGACGGGTCGCGCTTGATGGCGCGGAAGATCTGGAGCGCGCGACCGGCCTCGGCGCCGACGCCTTCCACCTCGGCCTTCAACATTGACACGCGCTCGATCGCCGCGAGCGCCTTGAGTTTCATCGCAGGCGAGAGGTCTTCCGGGGCAACCTCGGCGACGGCTTTGAGTTGAGCCACCGCGTCGGCCGCCGCGCCGCGCAGCATGTGCGCGCGGGCATAGATCTCCGCCGCATTGGCCGCGTCGCCGACGACGTGCTCGCCGACCGCACCGTCGGTGGACATGCGCAAGCCCTCGGCCGCGGTCGTCTTGTTCGGCACAACACCGCGCGTCTGCGCGTTGATCTCGGCCTGGTAGAGTTCGGTGACGTTGCGAAGGACACCCTTGGCGGTGTCGCCGTCGACGATGTACTCGTACTTGACCGGGTCGGCAGGGTCCGTCTCAAGCAGGCGCGGCTTGTCCGCGTCCATGAACTTGCGCACTTGCTCGGGGCGCGTGTCCTTGGCGAGCGCTGCTTCGATCCGCTGCTCGAGCGCGATCTCGCCGTAGGGAGGGGGAAGCTCGCCGGGCTTGGGCATCTCGGCCAGTTTGGCGGCGAGCGCCGGGTCAGCCTTCGCGTCCGCCAGCACTTGCTCGGGCTTGACACCTGTCTCGGCGAAGATATGCTGCATGCCCTTCGCGACATGCACGGACGCCTTCACGCCTCCGAGCAGAATCGCGTTGTCCATGAACTCCTGCGCGGTCGGAAGGTGCCCCTCGAGGGCCGCGGACGTGGTCGTGAGGGTGCCTAGCTCGGCCCCGAAGGCGCCGGCGCGGCCCACGAACGGCTGCGCGAACTTGCCTGCTCCTGCCGTGGCAGCGCCGATCACCGCGCCCTTGGCGCCGCCCTTGAGGGCCGCGAAGCCCACCTCCTGCACTCCCTGCCAGGACGTCGCGTAGTTGTGGGTGTACGCCTCGATCAGCGCCTCGCGAAGCGCCATCGGGGCTGCGAAGGCGCCTGCCGCGGCGCCGATGGCGTTGCCTACCACTGGGACGGCGGAGCCGGCTACACCCCCGGCAAAGCCCCCGGCGATCATCGCCGGCACGTCGCCGACCATTTGGCCGGCGGCGGACGAGAGGCGGTGATACCAGGGCGCGTCCTCGCCGAGTTCCATGTCGGGCATCTTGCCGCGCTTGGCAAGGCCGCCGCTCGACGCCTGAAGGCCGGCGAGGAAGGCGTCGCCGAAGTCCTGCGCCTGCTTGCCCGGCGCGGGGCGCGAGGCGCCGAGCACCGGCGCTTGGGCTTCCCATCCGGTTCCTGATGCGACCGGCGTCGCCGGGGCGGCCAGATCCTCCCAGGAAGCCATTACCTACCCTTCGGCTGGACACCGCCGGAAAGAGGATTGAACGGCAACGGCTTAAAGCCCGGAGGCGGCGGTGCCTCGGCCGGCGCAGCCCACGGCTCGCCGGTGTACGGGTTAAGCGCATCGGCCGCGACACCCAGTTGAGCGGCGCGATAGTGCAACGCCGAATCGGACAAACGCTTCTGCTCGGTAGGCTCGGCGGCCTTCGGCGCTTTGCTGCGCGCGGCAAAAGCCTCTGGCGTCATCACAACCTGCTGACCCTTCGAGTTGATGAATGGCTGATTGACTTGTATTTCGGCGTTCGGCGCGGCACGCAGATCCACAACCGCAGGCATCGCGGCCCGCTGGCGCTCTCTCGCGGAGGTAACGGACCCGGCAATGAACTCGGCGGAGCCAACCCAATCCTTGCTCTGCGGGTTGAACAACTCGTTCGGATCTTTCTGCGCCTTGCGATACTCGGCCACCTTGTCGAGCACGCGCGCCTGGTAATCGAGTTGGATCGTTGCCACCAGTGCCGGCTGACCAGCGAACTTCGGGTCGTTCTGGAAGGCATGCGAGATCACCGACATTTCGCCGGACAGTTTGGCGCCGATCCTGACGTTGTTCTCGTCACGCTGGTTAGCGAACCAGCCGCGAGCCGTTTCTGCGTCCCGCGTGTTCAACTGCCCGCGTTCAACCGCTGTGTTTACGTCAGCGGCATCATACCGTTTCTTGGCATCACCCGGCTGCGCGTACGCGCTCAACCACAAACCACGCATGACTTGCGGGTCGGACGTCTTCTCGCCGTGCGCAAGCTCTTTCGCGTAAAGATCCATCGTCGTGATGAGATGCTGACGCAACGGACGCTCGAGCTTCGAGTCATCGAGGATGCTGCGCATCAGACCGGCTTTATTGGAGTTCGGATCGCGGATCTGCTTGTAGTAATCGTCGCCCTGCTTTTCGCTGCCCTCGTGGAACTCGCGTCTCGCCTCCTCGCGCAAGTACGTCTCGTTCGTGCGGCGCCCTGTCTCCTCCGTCTTCGCCGCGTGCTGCGCGAGTTCGCGCTGCTCGGGCGAGAGATCGTACTTGCCGGCAGTGAGATCTTTCGCCACCGAGGCAGGGTCGCCGGTGCGGATCGTCGCCAACACGGCGCTCATGTTCATCTGCTTCGCGTGGAAGTCCTTCAACTCCTGCTTCTTCTCCGGGCTGACGTTCGGGAAGGTATCGATATACGCATTGACGTTGGCGATCGCGGTCGGCAGGTACGTCGGCTGGCCGGCGAGGATCGACGCCTCGTTGCTCACGATCTTGTTCGCACCGGACTTCGCCTCCGCGAACGCGCGCTGGACGTTGATCGCATTCGCCTGCTGGTCGAACATCAAAGCGGCGTTGGCCTGCCCGATCCTGACCGTTGAGACGCCAGCTTTCGTGCCGTAGCCTTGGCCGATATTGTCGATGTCGGCCATCATCCGTTCTTTTATTTTGGCTGTATCAGCACCGGAGAGTGCGGCGTCGTCCAGTTCCTTCGCGTACTTGGCACGCACTTCCGACAGCCCGACTTGCGCCTTGCGCGATTCGTCCTGCGCCATCTGGTCTAGAACGGCATTGCCTGTGTGCTGAATAGTGTGGGATAGGCCGCCAAGAGCAGCAGCAGTCGGATCGTCTTCCGCGCTTGCGCGCCGACCGCCGTTGATCGGAAGCTGGCCGACTTGCGCGCTGTACCCGCCGGTAGGAAGAAGGGGCATCAGCCGCCTCGATTCAGCGTAGATTCCGCTTTGTAGGTATTGTTGGCGCCGGACAGGAGTTCGCTCCCGGCCTTCAGATACCCGGCCGTCTGAGCGTTACCGCCGGCGAACGCATCGAGGCCAGCGGTGTTGTTGAACTGCCGCTCGCCGAGCTTGCCGCGGTAGGTGATGTACTGGCGCTCAAGCTCGCTCTGCGCCGCAGCGTCGCCGAGAACATCGAGCACGCTACCCTCGCTGCCGCTGCCGCCTGACTTGCCCTGCGCAGCCCGGATGCTTCCGAGGCGCATGAACGTCTCGCGATCGTGTTGCGCCGCCAGATCCTCCGCTTCCTGCTTCGCGATCTGCGCGTTCTGCTGGTTGACCTTGACGTTATAGTTCGCCGCAGCCTTGGCGGTTTCGCCCTGCTGGATGGCGGCGCCGGCGCCCACGACTGCGGCGGCGGCGACGATGAAAGGAATTGCGACAGCCATTAGTTGTACCTCGCGTACCCGACCGAGTCCGTCCCGTCGGGGTTGTAGCCGCGCATGAGCGGCGCCTCAATCTCAAAACCGAGCATCTTCGCCCACCGATGACCGGCGGCGAAATGCTTGAGTACAGTAAGCTCCACGCGGCCCTTGACGGCCGCAAGGTTCTTCAGCGTCTCCTGCGTGATCCAGAGCATGTGCGGCCCGGTGCCGAGACTCATGTGTGCCCACGCCATGTGCCGGCCGGGCCAGAGCAACATTGTGCCGGCTATCGCGATAGGATCGCCGTCGACGACTCCGGTCCAAGTGTTCTGTCTCTCGAGGAGCGCGAGCGTCGATGGATCTCGCCGCATGTCGCCGATCTGGTCGACAGCCGGCCCGCGCTCCATGAGCCAGTCGTAGTGCCAACTGCGAAAGGGAACTATCTGCCTCATGATTCGTCTGCAACGTCGAACTGAGGCATTACGGCGAGCACCGTCGCCGGGAACGGGCCGTCGGCTCGCCAGTACACCTGGCCGAGCTTGTCGAAGTCGCCCTCGAAGCGCTCGCGCACAACGCCGGTGAACAAAGGTGTCGCTTCGCCGAACGCATCGCCCCACTGACGAACGATGAGTTCGGTCAGAGTGTCGGCATCCGGCCCGTACTTGAAGCCAAGCGTATCGACCAACCAGAATCCAATCTGATTGATCTTTTTGATTTTGGCTTGCGCGGAGCCGTCCTGCGAGCCGCCTTCGATCGGAAGCGTCTGTCCGTCGCTGTTGTAGTAGTACCCCAAGGTGACGATCGTTCCCACAGAGTTAAGCGTGATCTTGCCGTTCGTCACTACCGCCTCGGGGTGCTTTGTGCCGTCGACGTAGATCCCGACCGTCTCGCCCTCGAGATGGAACAGTCCCGTCACGCTCGCGGAGGCCGGGGAGTTGACGACCGTCCAGCCACAGTCGACGTGGAAGGCGTCTTCCTGATCGTCTTCCACCTCCCACAATTTGCTCATGTACTCGACGTAGCGACGCGACTGCCCGTTGATGTAGCGTTGCACGATCACGTAGAGTTCGTCGCGCGTCGCGCTCGGGTCCGTCACAACCGCGACGCTCTCGACCGCCGGGATGAGTGTCTGCGCGCTGTCGCTGAAACCGCCGAGTTCGTGACGGTGCCAGCCGACGACTTCCTGATCGCGCTCGTAGGTGAGGCCGAGCAGCACGCCGTCGCCGCGGACGCCCCACATGATTGCCTGGGGCTGCTCCTGGTAGACGATCTCCTCGACGCTCGGGCGGGTGATGTGTTCTGACAACACGCTCATGTCCGGCGCCTTGAAGCCGTCCACCTCGAAGACATACGCAAGCTCGCGCACCTTGCGGCCGGCGCGCTGCACGAACAGCGTCGCCTTGCCGGCGTTGATGGGCGCTACCTCCGCGCTGCCGTGGCGCGAGGCGGGCTTGCCGTTAATGTTCGTCGGCGTCACGGCTTCGGCAAGCGAGGATGCGCGCACCAGCCATTCGCCGCGGGAAGTGCCAACCAGCAGCGCCTTCTCGTTCGGTGCCATCCAGCGGATAGCGTTGACATCATCCGAGTTCAAAGTGAACGCGACCGCGTTGTCCGCGGCGATCGTGCCATCGTTCGCCGAGGGCGAGAAGTTTGTGTAGCTGCTGGACTTCGAGCCGTCGAGCCGCTGGAGAGCGTCGGCACTTCCGGCCAGGAACAGACGGTCTTCATAGAACGCGCCGCAGGCCGGATAGCCGGTCGACCCCGACCAGAGGCCCAAACGCCACGTTGCTTTCGCGTTCGTGTTGGTGAGCGTCGAAAGGATGTTGATGTTGACTTGGACGTTGGACGTCCAAGCCGTGACTTCGGCGTAGCCCCAAGTCGAACCTTCTCGGAGACGGATCAACCGGCCGACATCGGTCGTCAGGAAGCCTTGGTCATCATTGATGCCCGTCACCGCGCTCGCGATAAGCGTCGTCGCGCCGGTCGCAGCGCCAGGCGTCATGGTCGTCGCGGTCGTGTTCGTCGCGCCATACGGCCCGTCGGTGAAGGCGATCGAGGATAGTGCCCACGAGAGCGCAGAAGTACGCACAAGCTGCTTCGGCGGGAAATCCGGGTGCAGGATGTAGAGCACGTCCGCGGACTGGACGAAGCGGATCTCGGAAAGATCGCTCTCGGTATATGTCGTCACCACTTCGAAGATCTCGGCCACCGTGCCGACCGAGGAATACGTGTCATAGCCGGTGCTGTTGACATTCGTTCCGCCGGAGTCCTGAAGCTCGAACGTATTCGCGCCGGCATTGACGTTCGCGACTTTGAACTCGCGATTGTTCACTTGCGTCATGCCGACGACGCCGGAGATATAGACGCGATCGCCGTTGGCGTACGTGTCGGCGCCGACATAAGTCACGACCGCAGGGTTCGCCTTCGTGATACCGGAGATGGCCTGCGACGCTTGGGTGAGCGTGCCGTGCAGCGTGAAGAAGCGGATGTAGTTGTGTCCGAACTCGAGCACGTAGGTCTGCGTCACCGAGAACTGAAACGGAATGAGGCGCGAAACCTTGTCGTGAAACTTCGTCTGCTGAAGATACGCCATGCCGGGCCGGCGCGTCCACGCGCCCTGCACGAGCGGCATTCCGTTCACGCAGACGAACAGACCGGAGTTGTACTTCGCGATGTCCTGGCGACCGAGCATGAGACTGCTCATTTCGCCAGCGTTGAATGAGTGCTGGATTACCGAGGCGCGGCCCACGTTAATTCCTAGCCCGAATCCAGTCGTCCTCCGGGGAATCCTGTGCGTCCTTTTCGATGGCGCCGCTGTGCTTCGCGCTCGCGATAGCGACGTCGAAGTCGTCCTTGATGCTCTCTTTCGCTGCGGTGCTGCCAGTGATTTCCTTGCAGGTCTTCATCGCGAGCGCGCACTCGAGCGCTTCGACAAACGTCGAGTCGTAAAAGTTCGGATCGATGACGTCCGCCAGGTAGCGAATCTCGAGCGGCGAGGCGTCGTCGGTGACGACGTAGACGCCGACGCCTTCAGCCGACTCTATCTTCCAGTCGACACGCTGGCCGCTCTCGTCGTCACGGATGAGGCGAATATAGTCGTTCGGCAACACGAAGCGGTTGTGCTCGCCCCACAGTGTTTGATCGCCATCCGCGGCGATGCTGTCGCGACGGATCGCGAAGCCCCAATCATACTTGCGAAGAAGCGCCTTGCGTGTCGGCTCGAACGCAAGGTTCATCGTGCGCGCGTTCGGGTGGTTCTGCGTCAGCGACTCGAGCTTCTGCGAGACGCCGAGACGCTGGAGAGCCGAGTTCGCGATTTGGACTTTAGATGTCATGTCGCTAGTTGTTGGAGGACAGCGTTCGGCAATCGCGTCGAATACAACCTGACGCTCTTAATTCCAGCAAAAGGTTGCGTTGCTGACGCCGTGGTGCCAATCCTGATGGTAGTGAGTCCTACAGGAATGGTTCCTGCAACATCCGTTGACAAAGTACCGTTCAGAACCCCGGCCATGTCGTTCGCAGCCCACGCAAAAACAGCCTTGTAAGCGGTGTTCACAACAACACCAGCAACGGCGACGGACGATTGCGCGACCGTAGCATCAAGAACCTCTCCGATCCATGAAGTCGGCGTGCCTGATCCTTGTCGACTGTCTATTTTGTTATTCGCTGTCCCGTCGTCGATGCAAGCAAAGGTCGCCGATGCAAGAACCGAACTGCTGACGATTGTGTGTTCTTCGTAAAGTGTACCAACCCCGGCAAGCACCACGCCGGCTGACGGATACGTCAACGTGTCCGCATTTCTTGTCACCGAAATCGTCGTCGTCGGAATCGGCGTACCGGCCGCTGCGCCGTTTTCAAACTGGAACATATCCACAGCGATCTTGTCGCCGCTCGTCCCGAGTACAATCCCGATCGCCGGATTCAGCACTGACGCGTCTAGTTCGACGCGCGTGTACGTCGAACTATTCAACTGCGCGGAAATCTCGGAAGTGCTTGCGCCCTGCTGAATCGTCACGGTGCCAGTACCGGTGATGCGCTTGATGAACACCGAAAACGCGGAGAGCGTCGCCGCCTCGGTGATAGTCTGAAGGCACGAGCCATTGATCGCCGTTGCCGTCAATGACGACGCCGAGTTGGCGGACCCGTCGATCCCGACCTGATCTTTCGCGGCCGTCATGTTGACTTTTGTCCACGACGCGTTCGACGTATCGCGCGCTTGCAAGCAGAGGTTCGTTCGCGCGCCCTCGGCCAGATAACCGAGGTACGATCCAACCGCAGTCGTGAAGCCTGCGTAGAACGAACGCGCCGTGCCGCTCGCCACCGAGGCCCATAGTCCGCTCGAGAGCTTCGTCCAGGCGGTCGTGGCGCGCGTGAAGGTCGCAGCGATGCCGCGCTTCGACTCCGTGGTGCTGACGGCGCCAGCGCCGAGATCGGCGAACAGAAGTTGAAACGTCGGCTCGAAAGTTCCGCCGACGTTGTTCGCCATCATCCTACGACGGCGGTCCATGACCTACTGAGGCGACTTTTTCAGTCGCAGGGTGATGTCGTACGTGGCGCCGGAGACGGCGCCAGCCGTGGTGAGGAGGAGATCGCCTGTGTCGCCGGCCGAGCGCGGGTCCGCGAGTCCCTTCTTCGCCCTGGAATAGCTCTCGGCGCCGCGGAAGTCATCGTAGCCGCTGCCGTTGAGCACCAACGCGGTGTCGTCGGTCGTGTGGTCCCACAAGATGCGGACACTGACGAAGCCCTGGATGTTCCAGCGTGCCTCGAGGATGTCGAGCGAGTCCGGCTCGAGGCCATCGGTCGCGACAGCGATTGCCGACTTGTCGACCTTGATGACCGCGGATTCGCCGGTGCCATCCGAGATGTTCGTCAGATGGACGCAATACTCGTCCGGCGACTCCGAGACGACGTTGACTGTGACTGCGTCAGCCATCGGTTAGGAAGCCGACGTTACAGGGAACAGTTTCGCTGTTTCGATTCGACTGACCATGATCTCGAGCGCGGCGAGAAGGCGCTGCTTGCCTTCCTGGCCGGCAAAGACAACCGTGTCAAAATTGATCTGGACGAGATTGCTGGAATCCAGCGTACCCGACCCGGTGAAGAAAACGACATCGCTGCCGACGAACTGCGGACCATCGGTGACTGCCATACCGCAACCGGCTACTGCCATTTCGATCTCCTCGTTACGTGCAGGTCGTCGCTACAACGGCGAACTGCTTGGTCGTTTCGGCGGGCTTGCCGCCCGCGCTGCCAGCGATCGTCGCGCCCATGCGCGCGAGCCAGTCTTGCACCAGAGCAATGACCTGTGCATCGGTGTACGCTTGATTCGTGACGATCGCGATGTTCAGGCCGAGCGGGATCATGTTGCTGGCCGCGGACAGCGTACCGTCGATGTCCAGAACCCAAGAGCCGACCGTGGTGCTGCCGAACAGCTTCCACGACTTCGTGGTGTTCGCCGACGGTGTCGGACCCTTGAAGTCGGTCGGAATTGCCATGCTTCTCCCCGATACGCCCCGACGCGCGCGGCGCGCCGGGGTAGTTCAGCCCTTACTCGGGCAGGACGTAGTCGACTTCGAGAACCGCGTCTTGCGGCGTGCCGATCACGGTGACGATCGCCAGGGCGATGTCGACTTCCAGGTCGCCGGTCGCTCCCGCGGTGCTGATCGCGGTGGCAAACGCGACGGCGAGGCTGTCGCGCCGTTGCGCCGGCGTGCGAACCGTCTCGATGCTGGCGCGGTTGTTCGCCGCGCCGAGCACCGTCACGGTGCTGAACACTGCGTCGCTGATCGCGATGCCGTTCGGCCGGTAGATGCCGGCCTTGACGGCGCCGGTGGTCGTGGTCGGGTTGGTGAGGTAGACGCCGAGAACTCGCGCGCGAACCGGCACACGAACGAACGTGTACCACTGCGCGGTGGTGCCGCCGGTGAAGCTGGCGGCTGCGAGGTAGCCGATCGCGGTGCGGACGTTCCCGTTCTTCTTGAGAACGTTGACCTTCGCGATCGGGGTGGCGTCTTGGTCGGAGACTTGTGCAGCGGTGGATACGAGAGCCATGTCAGTTTCCCTTTAGATCTGGTCGTCGCACTGGATGCGGATCTGCTTGCCCAGTTGGGTGCGGGTCGCGCCCAAGGTCATGCAGAGATACACCTGGTTCGCGTAGGACTTGTCCGCGCGCGGCCCGATCTGCGTCATCAGGTCTTTCCAGAGGCCCATGTACATGCCCGACTTGAGCCACACCGGGATCAGGCGGTTGCCCGACGTGATCGTGAGCCGCTCGGTCAGGATGAAGTCGACGCCCATGAAGCGCTTGACCTTGCCGTTTTCGAGGACTGCGCTGTTGCTGTAGTCCTTGTTGACGACCTGGATTTCCTTCAGGAGCGAGTCGTGCTCGTAGCTCGAGATGGCGCCGTACACCGGCTCCATCAATTCGCCCTTGTTCGCCGTCATCAGGAGGCGGATCGCGTTCTGGAGCTTCGCGACGTTGAGCGCCGAGGCCGTGCCGCCGGTGTTGACACCGACGTCATAGGCGCCCGAGCCGAGCGTGCCGAAGGACTCGCTGGTCGTGCCGTTCTCGCCGGTGAAGTTGGTGCCGAAGATCGCCGTCAGAATGACGTCGTCCTTGGCACGGTTCATCGCCGCGGAGCCGGCCCGCGCATACGGGCTGGTGAGTTCGATGATGGCGCGAAGCTGGTCTTCGTTGTCGATGAGCGAAGCCCACTCGTAGTCGAGCGGGAAAACCCACCGCTTGTCCTGCGAGAGATCGAGCAACGGGGTGTCGGCGTGCCGGCTCACCTTCAACTGCGCGGTGGCGGAACCGAACTGTTCGACGACCGACGCGGCCTTGCCGACGTGCGAGCCGACGGTGACTGCGCTGGCGAGGCGCGAACCTTCCTGCTGGAGCAGGAGTTCGACGTTCGCTTTGTACTGCTGTACTGATGCTACGGTGATGGTATCCGGCATTGCCGTCTCCCGAAAAATTTGATACGTCAGTTTGCACCGATCAGGGCTGGTGCCGCCTGGCGTATCCCTTTCGGGGGCCGGATGTGGGCTGCGTTACTTGCGGGGGCGAACTACAACCGTGTCCGCACGCCTACCACGACTCCAGTCTATCACAACAGTGCATTGACCCCTTCCGTCGGCTTTTTCTCACCAAGCACCCACTCGGCAAACTTCTGAGCCGATTGAAGAACTGCCGCCGCATGGCCGTCGTTGTGGACGCCATGCGCGCCGGGCTGCGCCGCCGCCTCGAGGCAGCGCATCCGAATCTCAGTTTTCGAATCGACCGTCACGACGGGTACATGATCTTGAACAGGTCGGCCTGCTTCTTCGTCGCAGCGGCGTGCCCGGGGTGCTGCGTATCCTTCAGTGCCGCGACCGCCACCGGGTCGATCTTCATCGCCTCCCACTGCGCCTTCGCTTCCTCCGGCGTCACACCCCCGAAGCTGCGCGTCTTGTCACCGCCGGTGACGAAGTTGTCTTCGCCCATCTTGCTGCCGAGATCCGCGAAGAACTTCCAGGTGCCGGCGTAGCCGACGGTGCGCTCGATCGCGTCGATCATCTCCGGCTTGAAGCCGAGTCCTTTCGCCGCCGCCTGCGCCGCGCTCATCTTGCGCTCATGGCCGTCGCGCCATTCGCCGAGCAGCGCCTTCTTGTCTACCTCGACCGAGAGGTTGTAGTCCGCGGTCTGCTTGTCGAGTACGGTCTTGATGTACTCGTTGTGCTTCGCGGTCAGCCCCTTGACGGTCTGCGCCGGCAGCCCGAGTTCATGAAACGCGCCGCGCGCCCAGGTCACATAGCCCTCGTCGAGTGTCATGCCCTCGGCAGGCTTCGAAAACTCGTACTTGTCCGGCGACGCCGGACGCCCGAGCTTGTCCATCACCTGAAGGAAGCCGGCCGGGTCGTCGGCGCGCGGCATGACGAGGAGCGTCGACGGGTCGCGGCCGATCAGCTTCTCGGCGCCGCGAGCAGCCTGCACCGCGTCCTGCGGGCCTTGCCATCCTTTGTTCTTGACGTACTCAATGTCCGCCGGCTCGGTGTAGCCGTGCCAGGGGGTTGCCGCGGCCGTCGTGGTGGTGCCGGTCGCAGTGGTCGTCGCCGCGGCGGTTGTGGTGGCCGCTGCGGTTGTCGTCGTTGCGGCCGCAGTTGTGGCAGTTGCTTCGGGCATTGCTGTCCTCCTGGTTAAAGATCGAGTTCCTTCAGCCCGGTGATGAAGTCATCCGGGCTGAGAAGTTCCATGCACAACGAGTCGCCGTAGACGCACTCGTTGAAGTTGTGGGTGATGAGCGGCCAGTTCGATTGGCAGCCGGCGCACTCGAGATCGCGCGGGATCACGTAGCGAACGCGGTACTCAGAGTTGCCGTGGCGCACGACGAGACGGTGCCGCGGGTGCGCGGCGCCCAGGCCATAGACGATCGGCACCTCCGTCGTGCCAGCGAGGTGCAGCGTACCGCCATCCGTGCCGATCACCGCCTGCGCGTGCCCGAGCAGATCGCGAAGCTCGAGGAGCGTCGTCTTCTCCCGAAGGTCGATGCACTTCTGGAAAAGCTCGAGCGGCAGGAGATCGGTCTGCTCGCGGATCACGAGAGGCCGCAGTTCCCCGTTCACCTCGAGTTGCGTGTGGCTGGTCTTGGTGCCGACGAGCACCGTCGCGTAGCCCTGCTCCTGGCACCAGCGCATGACCGGCCCCATGACGCTCGCGCGAAAGAGCTTGTTCTCGGACGTCGACCCGACCGGGAAGACGACGTACTTTGTGCCCGGGAACCGGCGCTCGCCGAGCGGCGCCTTCGTGAGATAGCTGCGCTGCTCCATGTTCTCGGGCATCGCGTTGATGAGGAAGTTGTACGCGTAGTCGACCATGTTCACCCGGCAACGGGTATGCGTCGCGTTGACCGCCGTGTTGAGTGACCAGGGTGCGTCGCTGATCGCCTGGCGTTCCTTGCGCGACTTCGGCACCTTCGTCAGATCCGCGAACTCGAACTCGCCGTACGGCGCGAGGAGATGCTTCAGGAGATCCATCTGCCAGGGGGGCACCCACAGCTTGAACTTCATCGTGGGGTACATCTTGCGCGCGAACGCGATCGGCGGCAACGACGTGATGACGTCGCCGAGCGCGCCGTGGTTCAGGACGAAGTTGTGCTCGTCGCTCGAGACTACCTGCTTTCCACCGCGGTACATCAGGCTCCCCTTCCGTCGAGTAGTTTCCAGAGTTCCTCGGGGGAGAGGTGAAGGTGCTGCGAGATGCGAAGGAACACTTCGCGCCGACCGTCGAGTTTGGACTGCACGCGCTCGTTGTCGTCGAACGTCGACTCGTTCGCGCGGCAGAACTTCGCCAGGTCGCGCAGGACGACCTCTGCAAGCGGGCCTTTGAAGGTCGCCCGATAAGCGTAGCGACGCTCGTCAAGGAACCGACGTGCTTCTTCGAATAGATTCATTTCACCACCGTCAGCGTCGTACCCCACATCGAGACGATGTTGAAGCAGTGTTTCATCTTCCACTCCAGTTCAGGATCGTTCTTGTCGATGCTCGGGTCAAGATGATACTGCGTGGCTCCGAGATCGAAGTCGACGCCCAGGCGCCCGGTGAAATCAGTCAGAACAATGCCCTGTGTTCGCAGCGCAGCGAGATGCTTTTTCGAGAAGCCGAACAGCGTCGCCGGCATCACAGCTTGTACGTGCGTCGGGTCGTTAAGAAAAATGTCGTGGCGCGGGTGTGGCAACAGCACCTTCAGCGACGCGCCCGGCTTGCCAACGCGCCACGCTTCGCGCATGAAGTGCAGGAAGGCGACACTTGGCAAGTGTTCGAGAATGTGCTCGGCAACGAGATGATCGGCGCTCGAATCCTCGAACGGCCAGCGTTCGCAGCCAATGTCGCACGCGACATCCGGCGACTCGAGCGGTTCGCGATCGACGTTTACGTAGCCGGCCAGCTTCCGGTTGCCGCAGCCAAGGTTTAGTCTCAGGCGGTCTTGCCTCCGATTGATTTGGCTACGGACGCCATTGCCGGCGCCGCATCGACCATTTGCTGCGTTTGTGCGGTTTGGGAGCGGGAGTCGCGACGTGACTGAACATCCTCGGAGGAACGCACCCAGGAGGCCGGGGCGCCGTGAATGTCCAGAATCTCAGGCATGGCTTCGTCGAAGTCGAACCAGTCAAGAGGTTCGACGTCGCCCGTCATTTTCGAATACTCGGCAGCCGTTGCCAGTGCGCGCATGAAGCCGGAAGCCTTCTCGGAGCGCGCCATCCGAGAGAGCGGGTTGTCGTACACGACGCGGTACTCGACCGCGGCGTCGATCAAAATCTGCGGCATCCTCGGCATCAGCCCTTGAACCGCGAGGAGGCCGACCTCGCGCTCGATCATCGGGCCAAGGAACTCCGAGGACATGCGCCCGGAGGTGGGCGCGAGCAGCATGCCCTTCTCTTTGGCGCGCTCGAGCACCTCCGTCGCCGTCATCGTGGGCGTCTCGATGAGGATCTGGAACAGCGACACGAGGAAGGCATCGTGGATGATGACCTTCTCCATGTCCATCATCTTCTCGTTGACGGACAGGTTGCCGGTCGGCAACACGTCGATCAACCGCTTGCCGTCCTTGCTGATCCCGCCGGCGTTCAACGCCCCGGCCTTGAGACTGAAGCTGCCGAGGTTGCCGTCGTCGTGCGCGAGCAGAACAGGGTCCACGACCCTGTGGCCTTGCTTGAGGTGCGTCTTCTTCTGCTCGTTCAGAACCTTGATCGAGGGCAGCGCGTACTGCGCAGGGCCGCGGCCGTACGTCTCGCCAGACGCTTGGGTGTAGCGCGTCACCGCATAAGGGAAGTCGTCGTAGCCCGACTCGCGCAGGAGTTCCATCGACTCGACGAAAATGTGAATCGAGGCAAACCTTTTCCCCTTGGGGTCGAGGCGCCGCGGGTCGTAGTCGGCGCGCGGACAGACGACGTGCAGGACGTCGTGCTTCTTGTCCATCATCTGCGGGTTCTTCGCCATCTCGGCGATCGTCGCGGGCACCGCGTCGCCGCTCTCGCTGTACTTGTCGACGATCTGGCGCGCGGTCAGCGGGAATACCCGGTACAGGGTATCGACGATCCCGGCGTGGTTCTCGACGAAGTACGCCTCGCCAAGATGGATGTTGCGATAGCGAAGCCCGCGCGTCTTCTCGGGCTTGTCGATGAACAGGATGCCGTTGCCGTACACGCCGAGCGAGAGGTAGGTCTGCTGGCTGTTGCCGACGAAGTTCGCCACCGGGCGGTAGCGATAGTTGTGCAGCGTCTCGGCAAGTTGATCGAAGAAGACCCGCACCGAGCGATTGCGCCGCAGCACTTCGTCGAGAGGCTTCAGGCGCGCCCACACGGAACCCTGCGGGGTGGCGATCGACTCGATCACGCTCATAAACTTCTGCGCCGCGAGGCCTGCGGTCGCGTCGAACATCAACTCGGTTTTCTTCTGCCCCTCGGTCTGCTGCGACAGAGGCCCGGTGAAGGAATAGCGATGCGCCGGCACAACCCGGTCGGCCGCTTCCTCCCACTGAGAGTTCCAGTTCCCGCGGTCGGTGCGAAGCGTCCCGAGCCGCTGGATGTGGAACTGCGTAAGCTCGGACACCTAAGACCCGAGGATTCGCCGTGCGGCGCCGGCGCGCTTTCGCGAACCCATAAAGCCAAGAAGGTCAGAGTCGCTTCCTGTGCGCGAGACGCTGGCGGCGCCAGCGAGATCGTCGTAGCTTTGTCGACGCGTCGAGAACTGCTCGCCGCTCGGCGAGAGGCCCGCAGCAGCGCGCTGCGCGGCCGTCATTGATGCAGCCTTGGCTGCGTTTTCCCGATCTTGCGCTGCCTTGGCGGCTTGTTCGTCAGACGTCTCGAGCTTGTCGTCTTGGCCCAAGCCGTGTACGACAAGCCTCGCGGCTGGATCGGTGTAGTTCTTGATGTTGTCCCTGTCGCCTGAACTCATGCTGCCCTCACTTTCGTTGCCTTCTCAGCGCGCATGCGCTCGAGTGTTGAGAACCCCGGATTCAACGGCTGCACGCTTCGCGGTACGCGCATCTCATCGCGCGCCATGAAGTCTCTCACCTTTGCCGCGATTGCCGCCGGCAGACGTTGCCGCGGCTTGAGCGCCCCTGGTTCGGTCGGCTTGACATCGCGCCGGCCTGTCTCCCCGAGTCTCACAGCCCGAGATCCGCTGCCGCCGCGCTTCGTGCCCTGGATCGCGCGTACTGTGCGCTTCGTGCCATCACGCCCCCTGCCACGATCGTTGAGCCGCGCCCGGTCGCCTTCGCTTCCGAGATGGCGCTGTCGGATGCAATCTGCCGCTGCCTGATCGCTTCCGGATCATCCATTGGCGAGGCAGGCACGGTTGACGGGGTTGGCATGTTGACGCTGGACATGGATCGCTCCCTGACAGTGTATCAGTCGCGATCGAAGAAGGCGCTTTCCCCCACGCCATGAGCCACTTGCACGCGCGCTTTCCTCCCGCGCGGCACGAAGTCCGCCCGCGGCCAGTCGGACTCGAACGTGCAGGCGAGAGCGTCGGCGTCGTCGGGGGAACGCATCCCCCTGCGTTGAAGGTCATCTTTGGTTTCGAGAATCTTCTTCCCGTCTTCCCGGCCAGAGTAACGCCACCCGCGATCAGTAAGCTCGCGGGACAGCGTCTCTTTCTCGCCGCCGTCCTTCTCGATCATCCCGCCGGGGAGCCAACTGCGCACGCGCGCCCAAAGCTCGATCGCGTGACTACCCCACTCGCTGTCCTTTCCGTCGTGGGCGGTATCCCCGAACTTCACCTCATGCAGCCGGCCATGCGTGCGCTTTCGCTTGAGGATGTCGATGACTCCGGTCCCGAGGCCGAAGTCGACGCAGATGTGGTCGGGACGGAACTTGGCGTCCAGATCAAGAACCTTCTGCGCGATCTCGACGTTGTCCAAGCTCTCCCACCGGCCATACGTGGCGGCGCCACAGCAGTCGCGGGCGTTGCGCCCTTGACGAAACCTCCACGCCGTCCTGCCTCGCGGAGCAGGGTCGATACCGAGCACCAGCGCCTCGCCATAATCCGGCACGAGAACGTTCTGTTGCGCCGCGCGGACCGCATCCCAAGGGATGAACTGGTCCTCGCTCGTGCGAGGAGGAAGGCCGTCGATCTCGACTCGCACGAAGTCCGAGTCCGCGCCATACCGACGTATCTGGTCGTCGACTTCCGCCTGATCGACTCCTGGCATTCCGCGCGTCGAGAGCGTACGAACGCGCCAGCCGGCCCCTGCCTTCTCGTCGTTGAATAGCTCAAAGAACCTGCCGGTTCGATTGCGCATCTGCGACGAGCAAAGCCACAGGCGATAGGGGTTTACCTCGGTGAA